CTTTAAGAGTTTTATTTTTCTTTTTAGAAGATGATAAATTAAATAAAGCCGGATTAATTTTAATCTCTTTTTTATTTGTTGCCATATAATTAATATAGCAACAAAATTATTACTTATAAAATACTAATTTATGCTTCCAATACACATATTGTATAATAATCTATTTTGAAAATACAAAACAAATGGTTGCAATACAGATAAAGCTATAATTAATATACTTTTATTTTCGCTGTATTTCATAATTCCATATACTAACGACATTATCATTACTAAAGCTCCTATCATCGAAACTATTAAAAAGAAATCACAACTTGAAGGTTCCATTGGACCAAAAGCATCGTTTAATGCATTATTCATTATATTATATTCATATAAAATTATTAATTAATTCTATATTTTAAAATAAATTGATTTAAAGATTATTAGATTTAGTATAAATTAATAAATGGATTGTAGGGAACAAGAAGATGATATATATGATGAAGAAACACCATGGAATATAATAGACTTGTATTTTAATAAACAATATTTAGAAAGATTGGTAAGGCATCAGATTGAATCCTATAATTACTTTATAAACACTCAAATGATAAATACTATTGATATGTTTAATCCTGTAGTTATAAGATCAGAACAATACTATGATAAAGATATAAAAAAATATTCACTAGAAATCAATATTTCTTTTGAAAATTTGAGCATTCTTAGACCACAGATACATGAAAATAATGGTGCTACTAAACTTATGTTTCCTAATGAAAGTCGTTTACGCAATTTTACATATGCTTCATCAACACTTATTGATATTAAAATTAAATATATTATAAGAAGCGGTGACAATTTAGAAAATGAAAAAGTATTATATAACACAATACCTAAAGTTCATATAGGAAAGATTCCAATTATGCTACAATCTACATTGTGTTTACTCCATAATTATAAACATATAAATAGTAATGTAACAGGCGAATGTAAATATGATCCAGGTGGATATTTTATAATTAATGGTTCTGAAAAGACTGTATTAGGACAAGAAAGAGCGGCAGAAAATAAAATACAAATATTTAACATATCCAAAAATAATAGCAAATGGGAATTTATAGCAGAAATAAAATCTATACCGAGTTTCAAATGTATTTCACCAAAGCAAATTGCAATGTATATATCTGATAAAACTAGTGATTACACAATATACTTATCCATACCCAGAGTTAAAAAACCTTTACCTTTGTTTGTTATTTTCAGGGCATTAAACATAATATCTGATAAAGATATCTGTAAAAAGATAGTATTAGATATAGATAATATTGCAAATAAAAAAATATTGTATCGTTTATCAGGTAGTATAGTTGATGGTTATGACGTTAAAACATATGATGATGCTATTAAATATATAACAAATAACGTTATGTTTACCCCTATAAATATGGATAAGGATAGTGGGCAGCAAAAAAAAAGAGAATTTGCAATCGAAGTTATAGAAAATGATTTATTTCCTCATTGTAGAACAAAAGTGGAAAAAATATATTTCCTAGGTCATATGACTAATCGACTAATTAAGGCTAGTTTGGGAGAAATATCTTTGGATGACAGGGATGACTATAAAAATAAAAGAATCGATTTAACTGGATCGTTATTAAATAACCTGTATAGAAATTATTTTAATAAATTGGTGAAGGATATGATAAAACAGACTATCAGAGAATTAAATATTGGGTCGTGGAAATCTAACGATGACTACCTTAATATTATCAATCACACAAACATATATAAAATAATTAAATCAACAACTATTGAAAATGGTATTAAAAGATCATTATCTACTGGTGATTTTGCAATCAAACAAAACAGTTCTAACAAAGTTGGTGTAGCACAGGTTCTTAATAGACTTACATATATTTCAAGTTTAAGTCATCTAAGAAGGATAAATACACCTATTGATAAAAGCGGAAAACTGATCCCACCAAGAAAGTTACATAATAGTACATGGGGATTTTTGTGTCCTGCCGAAACACCAGAAGGTCAATCTGTTGGTGTTGTTAAAAATTTATCTTATATGACAAATGTAACTATGCCAAGTTTATCATCAATATTATATGATATAATAGAACCTAAATTGGTTAAACTAGATTTAAATGAAAATAAAAATTATTTTAGTAAAGTGAAAGTTTTTATAAATGGTAATTGGATAGGTATAACTAATAATCCTTATGAACTTTTTATGGATTTGAAAGAAAAAAAATACACCGGTATTATTAACATTTATACATCTATTATATTCAACTATAAAGATAAAGAAATAAAAGTATGTAATGATGCTGGGAGATTAGTTAGACCCCTTCTTAGAGTTTATAATAATAATGAATTAGTATTAAATAATAAAATTATTAATCTAATGAATAACAATAAGTTGGTTTGGGATGATCTTTTATATAAAGACACTTCAATAATAGAATACATAGATCCAGAAGAACAAAATAGTTCTATGATTTCACTTAATCACAAAAATTTAAAAAAAAGTAATAGTGGTTTAATACATAAATACACACATTGTGAAATACATCCAAGCACTATATTCGGTATATTAGCATCTTGTATTCCTTTCCCTGAACATAATCAATCTCCAAGAAATACTTATCAGTGTGCTATGGGAAAACAAGCGATGGGGGTTTATGTTACAAATTTTGATAATAGAATGGATAAGACCAGTTATGTTTTAAATTACCCACATAGACCTTTGGTAGATACTAGAATAATGAATTTGATAAAGCTAAATGAAATTCCTTCGGGAATACCTGTTATAGTAGCTATTATGACTAATACTGGATATAATCAAGAAGATAGTATAATGTTTAATCAAGGCTCTATTAATAGAGGATTGTTTCAAGCCACTATTTATCATACAGAGAAAGATGAAGATAAAAAATTACATGGTGATGATGAAATAAGATGCAAACCAGATAAAAGTAAAACCAAAAATACTAAATTTGGTAATTATAGTAAATTAAATACAAATGGTGTTATGCCTGAAAACACTCTAGTGGAAAATAGAGATGTTATTATTGGTAAAGTCATCCCAATTAAAGAAAATAGAAATGATCACACTAAAGTTATAAAATATGATGATGATAGTAAAGTGTATAGGATAAATGAACAATGTTACATAGATAAAAATTATGTAGATAGAAATGGAGATGGATATAGTTTTTGCAAAGTGCGCATTAGAACCATAAGACAACCTGTAATAGGTGATAAATTTTCGAGTAGACACGGCCAAAAAGGAACCATAGGAAATATCATACCAGAAAAAGATATGCCATTTACAGGGAGTGGAATAAAACCTGATATTATCATTAATCCACATGCTATTCCATCTAGAATGACCATAGCTCAACTTAAAGAAACATTATTAGGAAAAGTATTGTTAGAGTTAGGATTATTTGGAGATGGAACAAGTTTTGGTAATTTGGATATAAAAACCATATCAAATGAACTTCTTAAGTTGGGATATGAAAAAAATGGAGAAGAAATTTTATACAATGGTATAACAGGTACACAAATTGAAACATCAATATTTATGGGTCCATGTTTTTACCAAAGATTAAAACATATGGTTTTAGACAAAACACATAGTCGTTCAATAGGACCTATGGTAGCTCTTACCAGACAACCTGCAGAAGGGAGATCTAGGGATGGTGGATTGAGATTTGGAGAAATGGAAAGAGATTGTATGATATCTCATGGTGCGTCGAAATTTACAAAAGGAAGAATATATGATGCTTCAGATAAATTCGAGGTTTATACTTGTAACAATTGTGGAATAATTGCAGCATTTAATAATGATGTCAACATACATATATGCAAGGTATGTGAAAATAGAACAGATTTCAAATTAGTTAAATTACCTTATTCATGTAAACTATTGTTTCAAGAACTAATAACAATGAACATCGCTCCAAGAATTATTACTAATTAAATATTTATGTATCATATTTTAATATTAATATTAAAATATGGAACAAACTCTAATAGATATTAGAGATTTATCAAATATTAAATTTGTATCAAATTATAAGAATACAGATGTACTAGACTTAAGCAAAGGAAATATTTATAATATAAATAAATCTACTTTTTCTGAAACTCTTTCAAAATTTATAAAACTTGATTTTGGTAGAAATGTCATTATTAAAAATATAAAACTATTTGGATTTAGTAATAATAATATTAAATATAGAATACATAATAAATTATATGGAATACCTGTATATAAATTGTACCATAACGAATATTATGGTATTACCTCTGATATAACAGATACTTCTAATATTTCAAATATTGTTTTAGAAACAAAAAATATACTTAATTTACCAAATAAAATAACATATAATCCTAAAATAACAGATAAACTTTTTTATGTAAATAATAATAATTATAATATAAAATGGTCTTGGCTAATTGATATACCTACTACTACATATAGATATTCCACTTCATTACAAGAAGGCATATATGATATTAGTGGATTAAATAATCAACTAAATAGTTTAGTATTTGACATTAAATATGGTCCTAGAAATGCTTTTAAAAACAAATATCCCTTATCTTTAAGAGGATCTAAAAATTACCCTAATTTTACATTATCATTTTATAATAGTTCATATTTCGACATAGTTATATATCCTGATAGCAGTTTATTTGATTTACTAACCATTGAAGCTAATAATTCTTTTAATGTATACAGCACCACATACTATACAATAGAATTTAGTTATTTACCATATAGTAATGACTATTTATTTATTTCTTATAATGATACTAACATATATGATGACTATAATTTAATATATAGTATTAATAATTTTTTCGATAGACTTCCAGAAAAAGATCACTCGGATAATATTATTGCATACACTGAAGAAGATCTAACTAAAGAAATTTATCTTGAAAGAAAAAGTGTATTAGATATATGTGATAATACCGCTATTAGAATATCACAAACTAAAGATGAAACCAGTATGGGTATTTATACCATACTAGGAGAATTATCATGTAATAATATAGAAACTATAATTGGAACACACGATAATTCCATTATTGAAGACATTTCAACAAATAATGTAGAAGTTCAAAATTATGTATACACAAACACTATAGATTCTATTTTTATAGATACATATAACATAAATATTAGTAACGATATATCTGGTAATAATTTAACACTTGCAAGTAATAATATTAATGTTAATTCAACTAATTTTAGTGATTTAGATTTTTCTAATAATTCAATTAATTTATATAATTCATCTAAGAAATTTAATTTAAATAAAAACAAATATAAGTTAATTATTTTTAATTTTAAAAATCCTTATAAAAAAAATATACAATTTAATAATTTTAAATTCAACAATGTGCTTAAAAACAATCCTTTATTTAAGACTTATTTACTCAATAATAGCAATAATTATTATCGTTTAGGTGATATTCCCGAGGGGGTATCAAGTAATTATTTACAAGATGTAATTATATTAGGTAATAATGTAACTGATACATTAAACTTAACAATACCATATATAGAAGATTTATCAAGAATAGTTTTTGAATTGGAAGAATCACAAAGTAGAGGATTATTTTTTAGTTATGAACCTATTGATAATGGTGAAATTTTTGTTATAGACGATAGTAATAACTGCATATATTATGAAAAGAATGATCCATCGTTTATAGATATTAGTGCTGTTATTAGATATAAAATACCTAATGGTAATTATAATTTAGAAGAACTTAATAATGAATTATCAAAAAAACCTATTACTCCTCTGCCTATATTTATTTCTCCAGACAATAGCGGGATATTCAGAGAGTATATTATTGATAGCGGAAAAATATCAACGTATAATACCGATATATCCAGTTCATATAGTATTGTTAACAAATATAATAATAATGAAATACCAAGTGATTTAAATAAAATAACATATAATTCTCTTAGTGGAGATATAGATATATCTAATACTAGTAATATTAATATATTTGGAGAAATTTTAGATTCATCACTTGGTGTTCCTATTAGATCATATGAAGAGTATGATAAATATACATATAACCAAAACAAATTAATTTTTTTTATTAAAAATGACAACTTAGATTTCTCATATACTATTTTAAATAATAAGGATTTAAGTAATTCTTTTTTTAATTATTTTTTTGAAGAAGATATATCTTTTATCATACCAAGTGACCTAAGCGACAGTAACACAAAATATTTTGATTTATCTAATATTCAAAATATATCATCTACCACCAATTGGAATATAGAAAGAAATGGTTACAATATTGACATTACATCTAATGATTCAACTGGAGATAAAGGTGGTAATATATTTGCTGCTTTATTAACTGTTAAAAACAAATTCAATAATAATCTTACTTTTGACTTAGATTATGTTAATGACTACGACATAAATACTATGGATATTTCAGGTGTTTTTACTAATCAAAATAAAATGTTTAAAATTTATTCAGACTTGAACTTTAAAAACTTTTATTTTCTTAAAAACTCACAAGAATACATCACAAATTATAACAATACAATATTCTATGGCATTTCTTATGAAGATACTATTTTGTCACTAGATGCCAGTAATCTAATTTATTTAAATTTAGATAAATATACATTAATTGATAATTCTAGTGTTATACACCAATATGCTAATTACATAAATGTTTATAAAAAATTATTTATTAAAGAGTTGTCGTGTAATGAAATATCTTTTAATATTATAGATTCTCCTTTTTTGGACTTTAAAT